GAACTGCTTTGCGATTGGTGGGAATGGTCGCAGGGGTACAACCCCGGCACTGGCTATTCCGGCTTCGATAGCACGTGCGCGCAGTTCAGGACGAGTCGCCAGTGGATGGACTACGAGGATCTTGATGCCGAGGTTGAGTGGCAGCGCAAGAAGGGAGTGGGAAAGATCGTCGAGCCGATGGTGCAGAAGCTCGATCTGCATGCACGGATAGCGGTCAACGTGGCGTGCCGAAATTTCTCGGCCGGCGTCGATGTCTGGTCGAGTGCACGGCTACCTGACGCAGAAGGCGAATATGCCCGCGCCAAGTCGATTCTGTGCCCGATGATGGTGGCTGAAGGAATCCTCGACAGAAATAGTTGTAAACAAGCTGAATCTGTTTCATAATGTGCGCCAGTGGGGCAAGTTGCCTCCAAAATTTCCCAAGCCTCGCCGGTCACCGACCGCGCGGGGCTTTTTCCGTTTACGGCCAGTCACGCGGCGGTCGGCGTCGCAGAGTACAACCGGGCTGGCAAGTCTTCCGCAAGCCGTGAGTGCGCTAACCGCGGCAGCTTGGGACGTTCTGGAAGTCGTGGGTCTCCGCCGGCATGCCGGAACTCTGCACGACGCGGGCCTTGGCACCCTCAACCCTTGGAGTGAATGATGAGCGATCCGATTGCACAAGCAGCAGAAGTATTGAGCGCCGCGCCGAGCAGCACTGAGCCGTTGGTTGTGCAGGCTGTCGCAGAGCAGCCCGCGCCAGCCGTCATTGCGCCGGCAATCGCGCCCGTAACCGGCAATGTTCTGGTGAACGATACGCCGGTAGTTGACGCGGGAAACGGACAGGCGGCGGCAACCGCCTACTCACCGCAGCCGAATTCAACGACTTCTGCGCCAAGCTCGCCAGAGAAATCAACCGAGAACTCGGACTCATCTGAACTCCCGCGCGAATCGCACCTGATGCTGCTCGAACACAAGCTCGCTGCGATGCACGCCAAGTTCAAGACCGGCGAGCGGATCGTGATCGATGAGTTTGAGCAGATCCTCGGGCATATCCGGGCGGTGCTGTAATGGCTGGTCGACCGAGCAAGTACAAAGCCGAGTACGCGAAGCAGGCGGCGAAGCTATGTTCGCTCGGTGCGACCGACGCTCAATTGGCTGATTTCTTCGAAGTGGCGATCTCGACGATTGCGCTTTGGAAGGTGCAACACACCGCATTTTCGGACGCCATAAAGGTCCCGAAGGCAGAGGCTGACGAGCGTGTCGAGCAAAGTCTGTATCGCCGCGCCATTGGCTACGAGCATGACGAGGTGGATATTCGCGTTGTCGACCATAAAATCGTCGAGACGCCGATCCGGAAGTTCTATCCGCCTGACACCGCTGCCGCAATCTTCTGGCTGAAGAATCGCAAGAAGGAAGAATGGCGCGACAAGCTAGATCATGAGCTGACGGGCAAGGATGGCGGCCCAATCGTTGTGGCTGCATCGCCGCTCGACGAACGTCTGTGAAGCTCAATTCGAAGCAGGAAGCGGCCCAGCACGTTCTGGCCGGCGACTCGACGCACATCATGCTTTTTGGTGGCTCGCGCAGTGGCAAGACTTTCCTGCTGGTGCGCAACGTCATCATGCGCGCACTCAAGGCGCCGTCGAGCCGACACCTGATCGTTCGCTTCCGCTTCAACCACGTCAAGAATTCGATCGTACTGGACACCTTTCCAAAGGTGATGCGGCTCGCATTCCCTGGCGTGAAGTACACGCTGTCCAAGACGGACTGGTATGCCGAGTTCGAGAACGGCGCGCAGATCTGGTTCGGCGGTCTGGATGACAAGGAACGCACCGAGAAGATTCTCGGGCAGGAGTATGTGACGATCTACCTGAATGAATGCTCGCAGATCCCGTTCGGGTCCGTGGGCATCGCTATCACGCGTCTTGCGCAGAAGATCGAGCAGGTCATCAAGGGCGGCGTCAGTGGCCTGATGAAGCCGCGCATGTATTACGACTGCAATCCGCCGAGCAAGGCGCATTGGGCCTATCAGGTGTTCGTGCAGAAGCGCGACCCGGACACGCGTCAGCCTTTGTCGCGCGGTGAGGACTACGCGTATTTCCAGATCAACCCGCATGACAACGCTGAAAACCTTTCTGAAGGCTATCTCGACACGCTGAAATCGTTGAGTGCACGCCTTCAGAAGCGCTTTCTTAAGGGCGAGTTTGCGGATGCGACGCCTAACCAGCTATTTGCCGACGAGACAATCGACAAGTGGCGACACATGGACGGCGCGTTGCCTGACATGGTGCGCGTGGTGGTCGGCGTCGACCCGAGCGGCTCCGGCGATGCGGACAATGCGGACAACGACGCCATCGGTATCTGTGTGGGCGGTCTCGGCACAGACGGTAATGCCTATCTGCTTGAGGACTGCACCGTCAAGGCTGGACCGGCGACGTGGGGAAAGATCGCTGCGGATGCATACGACCGTCACGCTGCCGATGTCGTGGTCGGTGAGATCAACTACGGCGGCGCAATGGTGCAGCACGTGATCCAGACGGCGCGGCCACGCACGCATTACAAGCAGGTCACGGCGACGCGCGGCAAGGCAGTACGCGCTGAACCGTTCTCAGCCCTCTATGAGCAGGGCAAGGTGCGGCACGTCGGCGAGTTCCGCCCGCTTGAGGACGAACTGACCGCGTTCAGCACCGTCGGCTACATGGGCGAGCAGTCACCGAACCGCGCCGACGCGTGGATATGGGTGTTGACCGAACTGTTCCCGGGCCTTGTGCGGGCACCGAAGAAAGAAGCGAAAGCTAATCCGAGAATCAGACACGCCGGCACGCCTGGCACGGGATGGATGTCATAAATGGCACGCAAACGCAAATCCGACGACGCTGAATCGAGCGGGCTGGACCCGATCGTCAAGGAAGCCAAGGAGCGCTTTGCCCGTTGCGAGGACGCCGAGAGCGAATTCCGCAAGCTGTTCGTCGAGGACATGAAGTTCGCCAATGGCGACCCAGATAACAACTGGCAATGGCCAGACCGAATCCGCCAGTCGCGCGACGGCGATGCGCGTCCGTGCCTGACGATCAACAAGGTACGCCAGCACAATCTGCAGATCATCAACGACGCGAAGCAGAACAAGCCGAGCATCAAGACGCTGCCGATCGACGGTCAGGCTGATGTCCAGATTGCCAAGATCCTTGACGGCATCATGCGCCACGTCGAGTACAACTCGCACGCCGAGATTGCGTATGACACGGCGACCGAGTTCGCGGTACAGGGCGGTCTGGGCTACTGGCGCGTCATCACCGATTATGCGCACGACGGCTCATTCGAGCAGGAAATCTTCATCCGCCGCGTGAAAGACCCGCTGTGCGTCTATCTGGATCCGGATATCCAGTCTGCTGACGGTGCCGATGCAAAGTTCGGCTTCGTGTTCGAGGACGTGCCGAAGGAAGAATACGAGGCGATGTACCCGGACGAAGACCCGGCCAGCGTCACATTCCCTATGCAGGCTTCCGGCGACCCGTGGCTGGACAAGGATCACGTGCGCGTGTGCGAGTACTTCTACCGCGCCGAGAAGAAAGACATGCTGATCAATCACCCGACGCAAGGGCCGATGAAGCTGTCCGCGGTGAGCGACGATGCTGAGCGCAAATCACTGCTATCTGACGAGAGCGTGAAGAAGCGCGAGATCAGTGAGCCGCATTTCAAGTGGTGCAAGATCGCCGGTGACAAGATCATCGACCGCAAGGAATGGCCGGGCCGCTATCTGCCGATCGTACGCGTGGTGGGCGAGGAAATTGTCATCAACGGCAAGGTCGAGCGCAAAGGCCACACGCGCAACATGAAAGACGGCCAGCGCATGTACAACTACATGACCTCGGCCAACGTCGAATACATCGCGTTGCAGACCAAGACGCCATACGTCGCGCCGGCTGAAGCCATTGAAGGCTTTGAAGACGAGTGGGCGAACGCGAACAAGGATAACAAGGCGTATCTGCCGTTCAACAGCCGCGACGAGGAAGGTAACGAGATTCCCCGTCCGCAGCGCGAGCAGCCGCCTGTTGGTGCTTCTGCATACCTGCAAGCCATGCAGACCGCACAGCAAGAGTTGATGATGACCAGCGGCCAGTATCAGGAGCAGTTCGGCGCACCGTCGAACGCTGATGCTGGCGTTGCGATCGCGGCGCGTCAGCGCCAGGGCGACAAGGCGACGTATCACTTCATTGACAACGTCGCGCGCGCGATCCGCTACACCGGCCGCATCATGGTCGACCTCATCCCGAAGGTGTACGACACGGAACGCGTGGTGCGCATTGTGGGCGAGGATGGTAGCGAGGACTTCGCGCAGATCAATCCGCAGCAGCAGCACGCGGTGGGCGACCAGTCGGGCAATCCGCAGCCGGCGCCGGCCGACAACTCGAAGCTGAGCGCAGCGCAGGCCGCGCAGTTGATCTACAACCCCGGCATCGGCCGCTATGACGTGACGGTTGAAGTGGGCCCGAACTACGAAACGCGCCGTCAGGAAGCGTTCCACGCGCTCACTCAGATCATGTCGCAGGATCAGGACCTGATGAAGGTAGCGGGCGATCTGCTATTCAAGGCTGCTGACTTCCCGATGGCTGATGAGGTCGCAGAGCGTCTGCATCGCACGATTCCGGCGGCGATCCTCGGCGAAGGTCCGACGCCTACAGAGCAGGACATGGAGCAGAAGATCCAGCAAATGGGCCAGATGATCGAGCACATGAGCCAGATGCTTCAGGACAAGTCCCGCACGGAAGGGCGCGAGGACGATCACGTTCAGATCGACATTTACAAGGCTGAGACGGACCGCCTGAAGGCCATTGCGCCCGACATGGCGCCGGAACTGATCGCCGCGATCGCCGCGCACCTGGTGGCCGAGACGCTCCGCACCGGCGACCCGAGCCAGATTCAGCCGATGCCGAGCGGTACGCCGCCCGATCCATCGCAACCGCAGTCCCAACCGAACCCGCCGAGCGCGGGTTTTTCTTTGCCCGCTCCCCAAGGACAGTGACATGTACCCAGGCATCCTGCAAGACCTCGGCTCGACGACGCCGATTCAAGGCATCTACAACATCAAGCAGACCCTGACGCCGGCCGCTGTCGGCGCGAACACGACTGCCGAGCAGACGTTCACTGTTCCGGGCGTGCTGCCGGGCGACTCGATCGACATCAACAAGGCATCGCATCAGGCCGGGCTGAGCATCGGCAACGTGCGTGTGTCGGCTGCGAACACGCTGGCGATTCAGTTCGTGAACACCACGGCCGGTTCAATCACGCCGACGAGCGAGCAATACATCATCGGCGGTCAGCGCTAAGCCGTGGAACTCGTCAAGTTCCCGGCGAATACGACGCCAGAAGATTTGGCCGACAACTTCGCCGAGTACGCACATGACGGAAACGTCAAATGGTGCGTGATGGCGATCGTCAATTCAGACGACACGATTCGCTTCGAATGGTCGCGCTTGCCTAGCAATCTGGCTGCGATCGGCTTGGCCGAATTGCTAAAGCAACACCTCGCAGAGCAGTAAGCAGCACAGCTTCCCCGAAGGCCCGTTTCTCTTCACTGAGAGCGGGCCTTTTTGCATTCCGTACCGGTGCGGCATCACCGGGCTCAATCCTTGGACACGTCCATGCAAACCGAAGAGAACGCAGCCTCAGCAGTCGAGAACGTCACGCCTACGGCCTCCACGGAACAGGCGCAACAGCCCGCTGAAGTCAGCACGGAACCGGGCGCCGGGCAAACCACGGAAGCAGTCGAGCAGACGCAGCAGGAAAAGCCCAAGAACGACTGGGTTCAACGCCGCATCGACCAGCTCACGCGGGAGAAACAC